CTCTTCCGATCTGCTCATTCCGGGGGCGTTTGGTTGCGAAAATAATGGGGTGCGGGCCTTCTAAAGATCGCGCACGAAAATAAAAAATCAAACTGGTTGCTTTTGACCTGCGTTTGAGCGTATAATAAAAGAAAAAAGAGGTACCACCATGGCAACTTATGAGTTCAGAATTAGGAACAGAATGGAACGTTTCACTTACGCAGAAAAGGTTGAGGCAGATAGCCTCGTTGAAGCCATTTGGCTGTTGCGAAATAAGACATTGGGTTGGTCTTATCATTACATAATGTCAGCGACGCTGTACCATGAAAAAACTCATACAACCGAGTCGTTCTTTAACTATCCGCAGTTCAGCGATTACACTCGCAAAGGAATCCTCAAATGTGGCTACGCCGACGTTTTATGGGTTGCACGTGATTATGTTGCACATCTTAAAAAGTTAGCAGGGGATGGGGCGCCTATAAAAGGGCATAAGAATTATAACCAGTACATTAAAGAACTTGAAGGCTATATCAATCAGTTGAAATTTTGATAGAGCGAACACTCAACCCCCCGCTTATTTTTTTCTAAAAAAACATATATATGACTAAATGATTTACCTTATATGTATATATTGTATATATATTATATTTACTAAAAAGGCTCTAAAGAATGGATAATTATTCGCTCTAAAAAGTCAAACTAATTAGTCATATATAGCGATTTTTAATAAAAAAAAAGCACGCAGGTAGGCGCTCTCTACATGTTTGTTTTAATAAGTGTGTGGAAAATAATGAACTGGTCTGGTCACTTGAACATCCCTCTAAAAACAAAACACACAGCTATCTAAAACATATCTGTAAAAGGGTTGACAATTACCAAAAAACATTGTATAATTAAAATATAAAAAGGAGCACGGACATGAACATCAAGGACATTATCTGTTTCAAAGAACACGAAAAACGGTTGCAACTTAAGGAAGAGCAAAGCAGTATCAAGTTATGCGGCCTTGCCCCTAATCTGGTGCATTGTTATACAATTGAGTCGTTAGCATTGCTGGCTCAGCAGGCACATAAGGTAATCGAGGAAACCACGGATTACTACCAATTTTACTATAAAGGAGTTAAGTTTATATGCTTAAAGTAGCGGGGCTTTCATTAAAGGATTCGATCTATGCAAGATATAATCAAGCGATAAGCGAGTTGAATGATTCCATTTTGCAACCTACCGCGAGTTTGAAACATAAACGTAAAAACGTTGCGGAGCTTAAGCGTATGGTGGTTCTTTTAGAACACGAACGTGATGCCGCGATTACGGTTTTATCCGAAGTTGCAACCATTATAGAAAGTCATAGATGGGACGGTGTTGAAACTTCAGGACAACTTGTAAACGACTTATTAAGGGAGATTATTGAGCAATGAACAAAGAGGATATTAAAAAAGGATTAGAGACTTGTTGTTCCATTTGTACTTGTGACAACTGCCCGTACGAGATAGAAGACATCAGGAATTGCAGCGATACACTGAAACTTGATGCTCGGGCGTGTATCATTAAACAAGAGCAGGAGATTGAGCGTTTGACGGAAGAACGTAATAAACTTTCGGAAACACTTTCAAGGTACATAAAAGCAAGCGACAAGGAAATTGCTGCGCACGTAAAGGATACCTTGAACAGGTTGAAACAATACAGTCGTTGTGATAACTTTTTCCCAGACGGCAAATGGCACAGATATGTACTTGTTGACGATATCGACGCGCTTTTGGAGGAATACAAAAATGACTAAACAAGAACAAATAGAAGAAATGGCAGTCATTGGGTGCGTAAGAAACCCACAGGCTCATACCGCAGAAGAGTGTGCAAAATGCGACTTTAAGCAAGGGCAGTGTAATGCGTATAGACACGCCGAAAAACTTTACAATGCAGGTTATCGAAAAGCCGAAGAAGTGCGCAAGGAAACGGCAGAGAAGATTTTGAATGAGTTAATTGATAGTTCAAACAAAATAACTTTTTTTGATTGTAGAATGGCTCTTGGTTTAGATAAACTTACAGAACAATACGGCGTGGAGGTAGAAGAATGAATAAAGACGATATTAAGAAAGCATTGGAGTCTTGTGTAACTTACAAAAACGTAGATTGTAATAACTGTCCTTGTTGTCCGTATGACGGCCAAATTTTGTGTCAAGATGTTTTATGCAAAGACGCGCTCAACCTTATAACCGAGCAAGAGAAAGAGATTGACCAACTGACGGAAGAACGCAACCGATATGCCGAAACCCTTGCAAAATATCAAATGGCGAGCAACTTTAATACGGAAGACATAACTCTTTTTATTGAGGCGAACTGTTAAAGGAGTATGAATGATGACAAACGATGAAAACGAATTTATGCAAGATGTAATTAATCAAGCGTCAAATAAAGTGGAGTTGTTACAAAAGACTGTCATAGAAAAGGCTGTTGAAATTGAACGGTTGAAAGACGAGAACGCACGACTTAAAGAAAAGTTAAAGCAGGTTTTATTGTCCATTGACACTGTCAAAGAGATGAACGCGATGGTTAATATCCACGAACAAGTCAAGCAAGCAAAAATCGACGTGCTGAACGAACTGATAGATAAAATGTTCGAGCGCGAATATATGGGCGTGAAATACAAAGAAAGAATTTTTTACGAAAGCGAAATCAATGATATGATAGCGGAGGTGCGAAATGGCGAAGATAAAAGTTGAGGTCGAAGTGCCTAATGATTGCAGAGAATGCGACCATAGATACGGCAATGAGTGCTGGCTTTTTGGCCGAGAATTAACTATGTATGAAAATGGTGGCGATGATTGGGGCTTTATTCGTTGTGACGAGTGCAAACAAGCGGAGGTGGAAGAATGACTGAACAAGAAGATAGCGTTGTGCTTTCGAGGGAAGAGTATGAAACGTTGGCTAATCGATATAAAAACCTTGAAATAAAGTATAGTCATCTTTGTGATAAGTATAGATTATGTAAAGATGCAAATGAAACGCTTAAACAAAACGTAATTGCTGCGCGCAAGGAAACGGCGAAAAAGATTTTTGGAGATTTGTGGAATAATTTCGTAGAGTATTCTTCTTATGCTATGGATTATACGCAACATTTAGGAGAATACGACAAAAATATAAATATAACTGTTTCAGGTGTAATTTGCGATATTATCTGTATTGCAAAAAACTATGGCGTTGATTTGGAGGTAGAAGAATGACAACCGAGTTTTGGTTTGAACGTCACAAGTTTAGATATAAACGTCATTGGAAGGCGTGTCAAACTTGTAAATATCACGAATGCAGAGCAAATTGTAACACTTGCGAAATTAACCCTCGTGGCAGTGTACTTTCTTGTCCGTGCCTTAGCCCAGATGACAGTAAAAAGTACGCAAGATGTAAGTATTATAAACCAAATACAGCGGAGGTGGAAGAATGAGTAAATTTGGAGTAGTCGAAAAACAATTTGAATACAAAGGTCACGATTGCATATGTGTATTCAATTGTCTTGGATATAGATGTGGATACGTATCGGTAGACGATTACAAGGATTGTTACGAGTATGACATAGAATGTCATTGTGGTTTGAGTTTTGGAGCATCCAGACTTCCCGAGTACTACAATCCAAAGAAAGACTATTACATCGGTTTCGACTGTGGTCATATTTGCGATGGTAACGATTACGACTTGGCTTTGAAATATGGTCTCATCAACGAAAAACGCTTTAACGAACTTTTGGAAATGCAAATCCATTTGCCCACTTTTTTGGAACCTGTTAGAAGTCTTGAATATGTAGAGGAACAATGCAGAAAGATTGTTGACCAACTTGAAAAGGAGAACGAGTCAAATGAATGATACGAAAAAACTTAGAAGAGCAAGGCATCGTCGTGCGAAGAACAACTCTAAATGGTACATTTTAGCACTTTTATTTATCACGGCTAAGAGCAAGAAAAAAGGAGGTAGTTTTTAACCATGAGAATGTGGCACATTGATCTATTACCTTATCTTCCACACAGGCAGTTAATGGGAATACCGAGAGAGCTTTCAGCTATCATAGGTGAGTTGGAAAAAACGGGTAAACTTACAAGAGAAAGAGGTTACTTACTTGTAACACCACTTAACTACATACGCAAAGAGGATTTAATAACTTACATAAAGTGCGTAAAGCGCGCAGGCGCAGGAAGAGAATCCTTTATGAACGATCTGTGCAACCGTGTAGACAAGTTGGCTTGTTTAGGAAGGGAACCTATAAGGGAATGGCAGGATACTCGATACTTACGTATTTGCTATTATAACTTGTTAGAAAAGTTTCTATGTGGAGGCTTTAGTGAGGAAGAATACGAACGCCTTGAAGAAGGCACGTTAAAAATATTAGGAGGTCAAGAGGATGCAAGTTTATGAGATGCGCAGGGTTCTTAAGAGAGCTCCACGTTATACGAGTACGCCACAAGCAGCATCGACGTGGTGCAACAAAGTAGACAGAATGTCGGATAATCAGGTTATTGCAGTTTTTTTCCGTATGAAAAGAGCAGGTGAGTTATGATGCAAGAAGAACTTAAAAAGGAAAATAAAAAAGACAAGCGCGTTTGTGTAAAGCGTGAGCGTCAGAACGCAAAAAGGGAAATATTAAAAGAGTTAGAAGAGGAGGAAGAGGACTATGGCATTACAGTTATGTCATTCGTGTCAAAAAGCATGTGATGCTCGTAAGTGTATCTGGGTGCGAACCTTAGAACAGTATCCCGAGGGAGTAGTTAGGGATTCTAAAAATAACATCATAAAATGCCCTGAGTATTTACAAGATACCCCTGAGACGATGTTTAGGGCAATGAGCACACGTCAGCGGGCACAGTATTTGGGAATTGTGGAACAAACCTATTCAAATTATAGAGAGGAGTTGAACGTTATTTGTAGGGAACTATATGTAGCTGGACACCCTCCTCTTGAAAAAGGTGAACTGCGTTGGAACTGTAAAGACCAACAATTCGAACTACACCTTAAAGGAGACTTAAAATGAGAAAAGAGATTATAATACATACATGCGACCGTTGCGGAAAGACCGTAGAAACTTCTAATTATAATGAAACACCTTTTGTACGCGTTTTACTAACTTGTGAAAAGGGAGCATCCTTTCATTTCGATCTTTGTAAAGACTGCGCTCAAGAGCTGTATGAACTGAATAGAACATTTATGGGAAGAAAACTATGAGACTATATACATCATCTAAAAATTGTCCTAAAGACTGCGGACAATGTCCGGTAGCACGTATTCAATATCGTTTAGGAGGCACTCAAGTATACATATGCCCTTTTACGAACAAAATAGGCAACATAGCACAATGTCCTATTCAACCCATAGAACCGATTTTATGTTATATAAGAAGGAAGTTATGAAATTTGATTCATTTTTTACGGCGTGCAGGGAATGCAAGTTTCCTGAAAGACACCCAGGATGTCACGATACTTGTAAAAAGTATTTGTTAGAAAGAGAGACCTATAATAAGGCGAAAGCACAGGCAGAAAAAGAAGCGCAGATTACACGTCTTCTGTTTCCTAACGGGAAAAACCACCGAACATGACAAAACCTATTAGTTTTGGTATTAGTTAGTTGATTTTTTCAATAAAATATAGTATAATTAAAGTATAAAATAACTCATGGAGGATCATAATTTATGGCAGAGAATTTTGTTGAAGTAATTGAAGGCAAAGAACAACCCACGTTGAAAGCAATCGCAGAGGTACTCGGTGTACCGCAGCAGCGCCTTTACAGCGTAGCAAAACAGCCCAAGGAAGGCGAAGTGTATGACGCTCGCGTCTATAACTGGGATGCAATCAGTCGTTTTATCGCAAAGCGTATCGGAAAAGAAGGCGACGAATTCGCTACTTTCGAAGAGGTCTATGACGCAGCTATCGAAAAAGATGCCGAACTGGCTAATAGCGATAAGAGAAGGGGCCCGCGTGGTACCAGCAAGGTTATGATTGACCTTGGCGATGGTAAACAGATGCCCGCACGTCGTAAAGAGCTTAACCTTGGCGATTTCATTTCGCTTAAAAACTCTGATAAAGAGTACGAAGTAGTTATGCTCACGGATACGCACGTTGTTCTTAAAGTTAAAGACACTACGTTCTTGACTTGCCTCAGTAACTGGACGCTGAACCAGAAATTGGTTGCGTCTAAGACCGCTGCCGCTGAAGATAGCGACGCGGAATAATAGTAGAAGGCCCATCTTTACCGGGTGGGCTTTTTTACTTTTCTTTTTATAAAAAGTATTCAAAAAGGAGATTTATTAAAATGAATAAGTATCACATCAAAATTACGAACAATGAAACCAAAGAAGTTCTTCTGGACAGCGACAGTAAGTGCATACTCGGGGCAGTTGCAGATGACACGAGCGTCGAAAAGATAAGCTTTATAAGTTGTGATGGTTTTACTTTGTGGTGCAGTATGTCGATAGTCGAAGAGATTTTGAGACACTGTAGGGATCTTCTTACTGGAGGAAATTCTAATGCGAATTGATGTTTCAGAAATTAAATGTTTCCGTGAATGCACGCGTAAGCACGAGTTTAGCTCTCGAAACAGGTACCATTTGCAACCTAAAACGCCTAATGACAATCTTGTTTTCGGCACACAGTTTCATGAATGTCTTCATATGATGTATTTGGGTACACCTATTGAAAAAATTCATGAATTTATCCAAAAAGAGGTAACGAATGCTGATTACTATAAGATTATGCATACTATGGTGGATGGCTATTATGAGAACGTTTATCCTCAAGATAAAGAACGTTATCAGATAGTCGATATAGAAAAGAGTTTTAGCATTCCGGCGCTTAGTAATGAAGAGGGCGAAGTAACTGTAGAGTTCTGCGGTAGCATTGACATGATAGCAATTGACAGGGAAACAAATCATCTTGTCGGTTTTGAACATAAATCGGGAAAGAATTTCAGACCTGATATATACAACCTTGTCGATGAGCAACCACGTATGTATACAATTGCCTTGTCGTACATCCTAAAAGATTTTCATGATAATGGAAAGTTCCTGGACGTAACTGAAATAGGTCCTATCTACTTAAACCAAGTACGCAAACTTAAAACTCAATTCAGTTGGGTACGTACAGAGTGCTCTTATACACAAAAAGATCTTGAAAGGTTCTTAAAGAGCGCTAAAGACGATGCACAAAGAATTTACTTGCATAACTATGAAGCTCTTCCACAACCAGGCTTTATGAAATGCCAAATGTGCGATTATGCATCTTTGTGTGAAGGCATAGGGTACAACGATGTGGATATGAACTATGTTAACGAAGAGTTCGGAGAAGAGTATCAAGTACGTGATGTCGATCATCTTGATGAAAAGGTAGAGAGGCCAGGAGATGAAACTTAAAAACGCACGTTTGAAATTAGACGTCCTTATACCGTTCAAGTACTACATGCAAAGAGGCGAAGCAGGTACTTGGTCGCCCGATGGTTATCACTTGAGTGTGGTTTTTCAAAAGGAAAAGATTGAGTTAGAGGACGTAACAAACGGTTTTAGGCTTCCGTGTGATACGCTTGAGCTACGTCATATACCTACAAAAAGCAAAATTTATTTTGATACCCTTTCTATCTTAGATGACGAAACGGTACAGGTAAATTTATATAAAGAAGGAGGGTATTCTATTCAAAAATATCCGCTTGAAGAGTTGGAGCTTGTAGGATATGAATATGACCCAAACGAAGACACGTACTAAAAAGTAAAGAGCTCAAAATAAAACTATTAGTTAGTTGCTTTTTTCAATATTGTATGATATAATAATAGTATACAATACAGCAGGAGGAAAAAATGCAGACAGTTGATTTCAAGAACTCACCTTTAGAGAATGTATTCATGCTCGTTTATGGAGCCAGTGGTACTGGAAAAACACATTTAATGGGTTCTCTTGGTGAACTTGGTTATGTAGCAATTATTGATAGTGACCGCGGATGGCGTACACTTCAAACAGCAAAAGACCTTACCCCTTTTGTCGATAATATAGAGGTTATATCATTTGACAAATTTAAGGATTTAGACTCGTTGTATAAACTTACAGCAGAGAACGATCCTGCAGAGTGGGCAAAGGCAGCAGGTGTAGATAAACCCTTTAAGAAACCTTTCGATTGGGTTGTGATTGATACTTGGTCAGAAGTGCAATGGTATATGTTGCAGGAACTTCGTAAGAGAAGTGGTTTGGGAGGTGGCGATAAAGAACGTTTAGACTTTCGTCAAAATATCCAAATACAACACTGGGGCGCAATGACCGATCTGAATAAACTGGCAATTGAGGCTTTTAAGTCTTGTAAAGGTATCAATATTGTATTTGTAATGCAAGAAGGCTCCAATAAAGATGAACTTACGGGTCAGATAATTAAAGGGCCTGCTATACATGGAAAGTTAATGCAAGAAGTTCCTGCGTATTTTGAAGTAGTGGTGCACACGTATTCGAACGTAATGGGAGATTGGTGCGCTACAACTCTTCCTAAAGGAGGGTGGCCTGCAAAGACACGTTTAGGAAAAGGGAAGGACCTTAAATTCCCGACAGCAAAGGAGCTTTTGTTATGAGTACACAAATCCTTGTAAAAGATAAATCAACACCTGTTCTCATCATTTTAACATCTGAACAGCTTATAGAATCAGCAAAACAGCATAATTGTACATCGGAAGAACTTATGACTTCTGCGACAATAATGCTTTCAAATTCAGTATCCACTATGAAAGAAAAGTGGGAGTTCTTAAAAGAAGTTCGCGATGCGGCCATCGAACTTGATAAAAAATAAACAGCTATAGGAGGCAAATAATATGATTACATTAGATTTCAGTGAAGTAAAAGATCAAGTCGTTCTTGACGAAGGCATGTACAATGTCACAATCAAAAAAGCAGAAGAAAAAGTGTCGGCATCTGGCAAACCCATGCTCTTTGTGGTGTTTGAAGAAGACGAAACCAAATCCGCTATTTTTGAAAACTATCTTCTCACCCCGGAAGCTTTGTGGAAGCTTAAAGACCTGTTGAAGGCTGCTGGCTTCGATACCAGTGCAAGTATGGATTTTGATCCTTCGGAACTTGTCGGTATTCCTTTCAAGGCCAAAGTTATCAAAGAAGAGTACAACGGCGAAGATAGAAATAAAATTAAAAAAGTTTTTGCTGCTTAATTGCCTTTAGTAGGAGGAGTGCATAATGTCATTTTACGAACAGTTCGTACAGTTCGAAAAGGTTTCGGGCGAACAAGCGTATGCTAAATGCCCAATGCACCCTGATACAAATGCTTCTTTCACAGTAAATACTGAGACTGACGAATGGTTTTGTCACGGCTGTGGCTTTGGCGGGAAACAACCAGAATTTATAGAACATTTTTACGGCGTTGGCCGCGATGTTGCAAAAATGGCTTATAAACAATGGACTTCCCGCGGAACATTGCCATTTCCAGAAGAAACTTACGTTGAGGAGTGTGTTAAGAGGCTTTTAACCAAACCGGCAGAACTTAAGGTACTTCATGATTTTGGTATAACAGATGATGTTATAAACAAAATGAAAATAGGTTTAGATGATACGCGTTTCACTATTCCTATTTATTCTCAAACGGGTATGTTGGTAAATGTGCGCAAATATTTACCACCGCATAGACGTGTTGAAGGTAGTAATAACGCGAAAGTTATAGGGGTACGTGGGTGTAATGAATCTCGTATCTATCCTATAGAAAATCTATCAGTAGATAAAGAAACTGTTTATTTGGTAGAAGGTGAAAAAGACTGTTTAGTAGCAATGTCCCAGGGGTTGAATGCAGTTACAGGTACAGGTGGCAGTACGATTCCCTTAGAGGACCTCCCCTTGTTCAAAGATAAAATTGTCTATTTAATGGGTGATAGTGATCCTGCAGGTACTCGTATTACCGCGAACTATGCTAAAGCGCTTCTGGGCATTGCTAAAGAACTTTTCTGGGTTAAGCTACCAAAAAAAGACTTTACGGATTTTTGGGCAGAATACCATACCGCGGATGTAACTCCGTACACACAAGTATATGTTCAACCTTCCAGCATAAAAGATTTATCAATGGATACTACTTCATTGACGAAGAGTGAATATGTTGAAAATCTTAATACGTGGGTTACGTTGGAAAATATGTGTGTTATAGGTGTAGATCCTAAGATATATACCGTACCGAGTAAATTAAAGGCGCGATGTGGCAATATGCAATGCTCACGTCCTTGCAAAGTAGGGATTGCCCGAAACGATGTCGAGTGTGATTTAGATCCTCGTCAAATCCTACAATTTATCGATAGTTCAGATGCTGCTCAAGATGCATATCTTAAAAAGGTTTTTGGGTGTAAAAGCATTACATCAGAACCTGCGGCATTTGTGAATGCTCAAAAGATTATTTTTCAAGAAACTGCTTCTTTTGTAGATGGTCTTGAAGAAGCCACTTTTGAACCAAGATATGGGATTTTTCTCTATGAGGAAAGTAGACTAATTCCCACAGTAAAGTACAATTTTGTAGCTTGCAGAGTTACAGATCCACGTAGCCAGCAAAATTACTACGTTATAAAACAAGCAGAACCTGCACAACAGTGTTTAGAAAAATACACTGAAGAGTGTTTAGATTATTTTAGAGATATTGCAAAGCGTCACGATGATGTTATGTCCTTTATTGATGAACACTATGCAAAATGGGAAGCTTGTTTGGGTATTGAAAAACGTATTGATCTTTTCGGATCACTTATGTTGACCTATATGAGTGTTACCGAGATTCCTTGGAAATCAGGTGTTATAAAAGGATGGCTCGATACAATGATTATAGGAGATACTCGTACAGGTAAATCACAAATGGCACAACGATTTGTAAAGAACCTTCAATTAGGTAGCTATATCAACGGTGAAAACGCACGCCGCACCGGTGTTGTTGGAGGCGTACAGCGCTACGGCGATTCTTGGGTTATTACATGGGGCGCTATTCCTATGAATGACCGCGGATTACTCGTAATAGATGAGGCTTCAGGGTTAGAGGTTGAAGATATTAAAGAGTTGTCTGCAACACGTTCAAGTGGTGCTGTTACAATTAACAAGATCATTAAAGGCGAAGCAAGGGCACGTACACGTTTAATATGGTTGAGCAACCCTCGAAGCGGTAAAAATATTGAAGATTTTTACTGGAAAGGCTACGGTGCTTTTATGGAGTTTATTCCTGTTGTAGAAGACCAGGCACGTTATGATATCGTTGTTTCAGCCGCACGAGGTGATATAACTTTATTGGGAGACCTTCGTGAAAGCTCTCTAAATGTATCACTATATAGGCAACTTATCGCTTATGCGTGGAGTGTGCCTACCGAAGATATAGTGATCCCAAAAGAAACAGAACAGTTCCTGGAAGAAGAGGTGAAAAACCTTAGCAACACGTTTGAAGGAGGCCCTCTATTTGTAGGTGTTGCAGCACATGAAAAGATGTTACGTCTTAGTTGTGCATTCGCAGTAATGTGTGGTAACATTGAAAATAGAAAACTAATTGTAACAACTAAGCATGTTCGTTTTGCATCAGAGTTCTTGAAGGAAAGTTTCTTAAAACCTACTTTAGACTATAAAGGGTTTATAGAAGAAAGCCGAAAAGCACTTAAAGCAAAAGACGACAACATTAAGTTTGTTCGTGCACAGGTAGCAATGTATCCTGCTTTAAGGGTTCTACTATCTGCGAACAGATTTAGAGGTAATCAAATTTCAGAGATTTTAGGTGTAGATAGAACAGAAGCATCTAAACTCATTTCTGAGCTATTACAGCGAGGGTTAATGAAGATCTCGTACAACGGTACGTATCAACCCGACAAGCTGTTGGTAGATATTGCAAGGCAAATGGAGGTATAGTATGGAAAAACGAATTGGCCTTGACGTCGAGAAGTTTGAAAAAACACTTGATAATTACCCGCAGTTAGAAATCATTCTTCTGTCGGGAGTGGTAAGTATTAAGATGTGTAGAGAGTTATTAGACATCGATCGCTGGTTGATGAACGACTTGTATAAGGACTTGGTTCTTATGCAGGCAGTAGTCGGCATTAGTAGTAGTAACTTTAGAGCAAAGCCCGACGCAATAGAGGTAATAAAACAACGTAGGGAGTCAAGAAAGTAATGTATGTAGTTAAAAGTATTACACAAGGTTTTCAAAATATAGGATCGTTCGCAGGAAGGTATGCCACGATTATAACATTCGGTAATATTACAATTCTTACAGCTGATGAGATAATGGAAAAATGTGAAGATGCTTCTTTAGTCGTTTTTAAGAGTATTGATGGTTTAGATCCTTTTAATTTCGATTTACAACCGTTAATTGAAGGATTACGCTATGCAAATCCCTCAATAGATATTCTTATAGAGACTGATGGAAATCATAACACATTGAAGTATGTCGATGAAGCAGTTTGGATTACATGTGTTCCTAAAACCGATAAAATAAAGGGTGCGTGTATCTGTAACGAAATTGTAAGATATGTATATCCTGAACGAGATATCGTAAAAGACACTAAAGCATACGTTTATTTAGTTCCTTATGGACGTGCAGCTTTAAGTAAGTGTATCGATTTTATAAAAGAAAACCCTGTAGGATATCAACTCGCAGTAGATCTGTCAGAAGTACTGACATTAAGGTAATGAGGTAACCATTATGAAAATAAAAACCACAAAAACAAATATGTATCAAATTTTAACCGCGGTCTTTGTAGGATGTCTTTTGATATCCAACGTACTCGCTTCAAAGACCTTTGCTATAGGAAGTGTAGTATTGCCTTCAGCTGTAATACTGTTCCCTATAGTTTATATTACCAACGACGTCCTTGCTGAAATTTATGGGTTTAAGAAAACTCGCAATATGGTATTTTTAGGTTTTATAATCAACGCCGTTGCAGTTATTGCATATCAAATAGCAATTCTTTTACCCGCACCGTCTTTTGCAACAGATGGAGCAGCTGCATTTGCACTTACGCTTGGAAGTTCATGGAGAGTTCTTTTAGGTAGCTTTACTGCATACATTGTAGGCTCTTTGCTCAATGCTGTTGTCATGGTAAGAATGAAGGCAAAATTAGAAAAACAACTGATGCTTCGTTGTATTTTGTCAACCTTGCTCGGCGAAAGCGTAGATGCACTTATCTTCATTTCGATAGCATTTGCAGGGACCATGCCTGTAGAAACATTGTTCATTATGATAGGTGCGCAAGCAGCATTCAAGACCTTATTTGAACTTATTTGTTATCCGGCAACCAGGTTAGTCATTAAAAAGATGCGTACCCTCGATGATGCGGAGGTAGTAAATGGATAATAAATTCTATCAGACTTTCTGTGCACAAGGAATTTTAAGTCCAACTCTTGAAGTCGGCCCGGCCTTAATCTTCGGATTAGGGTTGGCCGGTGAATCGGGCGAAGTTGCGGACATTATCAAAAAACAGTTCGGATATGGAAGGAAACTCGACCTTGAACATCTGTCTGAAGAACTTGGAGATGTTATGTGGTATGTTGCAAATATATGTACTACATACGGCTTAAAGCTGGATGATGTTTTAGAACAAAACGTGCAGAAATTGCGCGAGAGATATAAGGAGATGTACGATGGAAAATAATCCTATTAGTCCTGTGCACTATAAAAAGGGCAAACGTGAAGCAATTTTGATTATAAAAGATATGCTTACTCGTGAAGAATTCAAAGGTTTTTGTAAAGGTCTTATAACTAAATATCTTATTAGAGCTGATTACAAGAACGGTGTTGAAGATCTTAAAAAAGCAGAGTGGTATTTGAAATATCTTATCAAAGAGGAGGAGAAAAAATAATGCAATTTATAGATATATATCCTGTAATGAATACTCCCGAAATATTTGAGCAACCTATGAGCTTAGCTCTTGCTCATTTGGTTGAAAAATATCCTGCATACGCTAAAGTGTTTAGACGTTATGGAGGTTATAAAATACTCGATAATTCTGTTGTAGAATTAGGTGGCACTGTTTCAATTGAAAGGTTACTGAACGCGGCATGTGCAATAGAAGCCGATGAAATCATACTTCCTGACATACTCCGCAATAAAGAAGGTACTTTGCAATTAGTGAAACAAAGTATAAAGTATTTGCAAAAGAGTAAACAGGTAGATAAATTTCATATTATGGCAGTTATTCAAGGCGAGAGCCGTAAAGAGCTTGAAGAGTGTTTTAATGCATACTTGAATATCCCTGAAATTCGTGTTATAGGTATTCCTAAATGGACAAATGAATTTAAGGGAGGTCGTGTAAGTTTTGAATATTTATGGCTCGATCAGATCTGTGATAAAGAAATACATTTGTTGGGTTGCAGAGATACTCTTACGGAACTTTTGCAATACAAAAACCCCTCGCGTATACGTAGTTGTGATTCGAGTTTGCGCTGTTTACACAAAATAAAAGGAGAGCAACCTTTTGCGAATCGTGCAGAAGGAGATGTCATAGATCTTGAATCTTCTTGGATTCAGAGATGTGCATTTGATAAAAGAGAAATAAACGGAGTATATGGTATATGAGCGAGCAACTTATTAAAGCAGTATGTCCCAACTTCCCGGGTGACCGGGAGGTTGTGGAAACATCTAACTTTGAAAGATTTTTTAAGGTAGTAAACGGTAAACTTTTTGTGCCGGCAGATAGATTTATAAGGGGAAATTTTATACTTACAGATAAGTATATAGAAGCAGTAAATGCTTTTGCAGTTGCTGATTTAGATGGACATAACTACGATTGGGATAATCTAAACACGCGCGAATTAAGAGACCCTGAAGAAATAAAAGATGCAATAATGTTTCTTTCAACAATAAAACTTCTTTCGTGCGATATTGAAACTAAAGATACATCCTTTTTTGGAAATAAATTGTTGGCTATAGGATTTGCATATGATGAATGCAGCTCATTCGTTTTTCCTGATCCTACGGCTGAAACATTATCTTTATTACAAAAATACATCTATAGTAATAACGATATAAAAATAATATGGCAAAACGGAAAGTTTGATACCAGTAGACTTAAGTTTATGTGCAACATAGATGCAAGGGTTGATGAAGATACTATGTTGCAACATTATGTTGGTATCAATGAACGTAAAGGCACGCATGGGTTGAAGGAATTAGGTCCTTTATATTTACAAGCGCCTCAATGGGATGATAAGCTTGAAGCATATAAAAAAGAGTGGTGTCGTCATCATGGAGTTAAACTCGCGGACTTTACATACGATATGATCCCTGTAGATATTTTGATCCCGTATCTACACAGAGATTGTATTGCAACATATAGATTGAATAAACTCTTTCACAAGATTATGCGCCCGGGTGCAAAAGATCTCTATTATAAATTGTGCAAAGCTTCTATGGTATACGGTGATATTGAACGTACTGGAAATTACGTTGATCGTGCATACTGGCAGGAGCTTCATGAAATCTTAGATGACAAGATCGCGGACGCAGAAAGAGAAGTACGAAAATGTGCAAAAGAGTTTTGGGATCCTATAAAGTACCAAAGAGATACAGGCGCAAAAGCTTATACATCCGTTTTCAACCATAAGTCACCTGCGCAACTTAAGTGGCTTTTGTCAACCATTACAGGTGAAAAGTTAGAGTCTACGGATAAAAAAGAACTGGAACGTTTAGAGAACACATATCCTGAAATACCTTTTATACAGGCTATAACAGCTTTGCGCAAATACAACAAGTATATGGATACTTATGTATTTGGTATTCAAAATGTTTTGGCGCCTGATGGGCGTGTTCGTTGCTCTTATAATTTGCATGGAACTGAAACAGGACGTTTAAGTAGTTCAGAACCTAATATGCAAAATATTCCGCGCGATAAGTTGATCAAAAATCTTTTTATTGCACCTGAAGGCTACAAGCTTGTACAGTTTGACTATAGTCAAGCAGAGTTACGTGTATTAGCTTACCTGAGTCAAGATGACTATCTCAAGGGCGTTTATCAACGAGGAGAAGATTTACACGATGCAATGGCTCTAAAGATATTCGGGCCTAACTTTACAAAAGAGCAACGTGTTGCAGCAAAAACAATCAATTTTGGTATTCCTTATGGAAGAGGCGCAGGAACTATTGCGCAACAATTACACATTGATTATGCATCGGCAGATAAGATGATTAGAGACTGGTTTAGAGCGGCACCTAAAGCTGATGCATTTGTTAAAAAAATGCGCAGAATACCTATGGATAAAAACGCGGAACCTTTTACTACTATCTTCGGAAGACAGCGTCATTACATTATTACATCGGGAAATGCATATGGAGTACAAAACGAGGCAATCAACTTTCCTATACAGGCTACAGCATCGGATCTTACAATGTTGAGCACTTGTGAAATTGCACGTATTATCAAAGAAAGGTCTTTAGACGCACGAATAGTAAATACTGTACATGACTCCATTATTTTGGAAGTAAAAGACGATCCTGCACTTGTACAAGAAGTTGCAGAAATAGGAGTAAACGTAATGGCAGCTATCCCGCAACAATATCTTCCGGGTTTAGATTTTCCTTTTCGTGCAGATGTAGAAACTGGATACAAGTGGGGTGAGTTACATTGAAAATTATAAATGATGGACGTAGATTATTTGTACGCGATTACACAACTAAAGAAGGAATGGAATTAAAGCGTAGAGGTGTGAACTTAAACTTTGATAGGAAATATGACTGTATAGTTGCGGAAGATAACATTTTTAACAGAATTTTACTTGGTATTTCATGCGATTTTTTATTCACTGATATAGATGTCAAAAGCATTAGTTTGAATGAATATACGCGCGAATATCAAGTAAAAGATATAGAAAAAATGCTCAAATCCAAAAATATCTTAAATCGCAATCGGATGGGCTATGGAAAGACTTTTGAAGCAATCGAATACTGTCGCGTATTAAAGTTGCAAAAAATACTTGTAATATGTCCTAAATCGGTTATAGTACAATGGAAGGAGCAGTTTGAAAAATGGTGGACAGTTGCACGTCCTGAGTTTAGAGAACATCCTACTCTTCGCAACTCTCCTCAAATAGTCATAACAAATTATGAATCTTTGGGCACTAAAAAGAATATAGGAATGTTTCAAGAGTTGAAAAGTGTTATGTGGGATGTTATTGTGTGTGATGAATCGCATAGAATAAAAAATCCTAAGAGCATAAGAGCTATGAGAGTAAAGGAACTTCCTACAGTACGTAAAGTTGCTCTAACAGGTACACCTATTCTTAATCGTCCGGATGATTTATGGAATCAACTTAACTGGTTTGGCGATAAATACAGTGGACGTAGTTACTGGTCTTTTGTTGAGAGATTTTGTGAGATTGAAGAGGATCATTGGGGAAAGAAACCTATTGGACTTACGCCGAGTGATTCCGCCCGTAGTTTGTTATCACAGGTACTAAGTTTAGTAACTGTAGGAGGCGATAATTATAAATTAACACAGGGCAAAAACTACATAGAAATGCCTTTAGAAATGGGGAAAAAGCAAAAAGCTCATTATAGAGATCTTCAACGTCTTGCCTTGGACACATTAAATGCACAAGGGATTACAATCAAGAATGCAATGGACCAGATGGTAAAGTTACAGATGTGTACTTCTGCAGGAATAGAAGGTGAAGATAATCCTAAGTTCAAATGGTTGCAGGATTGGCTTGAAGACAGTGGGGCTGAACAAGTTGTAGTATTTTCACAATTTACAACGACACTAAAATCTTTGCAAACATTTTTAGGAAAGGATGTTGTAGAAATATATCACGGACAGCTTTCAGCCGCAGAAAGAGAAAAAGCAAAACAACGTTTTATTAAAGGTGAGGTACGTGTACTTGCAGGTACTATAGGTGCTTTAGGTACAGGTGTAGATGGTCTTCAAAATGTGTGTAGCAACGTAGTCTTTATAGATTTGTCATGGAGCCCTGCACTAAATGAGCAAGCAGAAGATCGAGTGAACAGAAGTGGACAAAAGGGTATGACTAATGTATACTTATTAAGATTAAAAGGCTCTGTGGATGCACATATAGAAGAAGTTGTAAATCATAAGAGTGATGATGTGGAGGCGTTAAATAAATGGATAGAATCTTGGTGTTAGACCCCGGTGACTCAACGGGATGGGTTATGAGAGATAATGATGGTCAAATTATAGGAGGCACTATAGGAAGTGATCATGTAGAAGTTGCAAATCTAATCTCCCGCTTAAAACCTAATTTACTTATATATGAAACTTTTCAACTATATCCGAGTAAAGCTCAAAAGATGTGTTGGAGTAGTTTCTATCCTTGCGAAGTAATAGGTGTAATAAAGTATATTGCAACCTCTATGAATATACCTTTGTTAGGATTACAACCCAGTGTTAAAAAATATGCAGGAACTTTGGATTTTGATACTATTGTAATTGTAGATGGTCTAAAGCCTACAGAGCATACTAAAGATGCATATCGATTATTTTATTATTGGTATAGAAATAATGAAAGAGGACCCAAATGAGTCCTCTTTTTTTTTTATGTTGACAAGTTAGTACCTTAAATTTTACCTTTTAAGACTTCTGCAAGATGTTTGATTTGTTCATCTGTTAAGGGCAGCTTAGTCTCTTCTATAAGGGCGTTCTGTACAATACCTACAACATCTTTAACATTTTCAGGAATTTCTTTACTTGCTTTAGCCTTAATTTTCTCATAGACTTTATGTGCCCATGCTTTAATGCTCAGCTTTTGATTTCCTGTTTTATAATTACCTTCGTAAAGAGCATACACAATTTTTGAACAGGTTATGGATACAAGAATATCTGACGCAATTGAGATCCAGTCAAAATCTTTCAGGATGCCTTTTACTATCATAACTCCCGCAATAGATACAATTGAAACGATAACCGTACAAATATCACCTATTTTTTGAGAAGTTTCTTTTTCTCCGTAACCTTTTGCTTTAAGCTTTTTGATAATCGGAAGTTTTATGAAGCCGCAGATGATACATGCGATTATACCTATTACGACATTCATAATTCCATATTGAACAATGAGCTCATAGATTTCCATAGGTTACCTCCAAAATTTCAATATCAAACGCAATATTGTAAGTATTACGTCAAAGGCTGAAACCCCAGTAAGGCTGCTTTTTCAGGATCAACCATTCTTGCAATTTCCGGATCTATGTTTTCAATAGCCATGAGTTGCGAAAGTTGGGCTTCATATCCCGCGATTTGATCTTCGTACTGGTGGATGCACCTTTTGGATTCGGTGATACCGTCAATATACGGTTTTGCTTTCAAGTACAGATTATCGATCTGATTCTTGACTTCGGTTGTTTCAACGGCTTTATAAACTACGCCGTCAATAAGTTTGAATTGGCTCATATGATACCTCCATTTAATTATATATTACATGTTCTCTTGAACAGGTAAGCTGGGAATTTCTAAAGCGGGTTGCACAGTTTCCACAGGCTCCACAACTTCATCGAGATACTTTGCATAAAATTCCATTTCGCGATTTATCTCGTTGAATTCGTCCGCACTTTCTGCGATAAGGAATTTATAAAGTCTTTCAACCTTATCCTCATCATAGCCTTTGAGAGCCCCTACTTCAGCAGCATCCGATCTACAACGTGCGTAAACACTTTCTTTTTTAGCGACTATGTTATTATAGTCCTGCATAAACTTTTCTTCATTGATTTTCAACATATTAAGTTCCTCCTATTTAGATTGTTGGTAAATATTTTTGTTTGAGGGAAAGAGCCGCAAGAACAATACCTGCAACGAGTCCTAAAGCAATTATACAAGCTCCAAAGATGATTATGAATTTTGTAAATCCTTTTAAGCCTTTTGCACTATCTTCCGCAAATTTTCCAAGAGTTCTGGTGAACTCTCCAAGCTGTTCCATTGCAATCATCACGATACCTACTACCGGTCCGATTGAAAGCCAATACACAGCGGCCAAAAACGTAAACGCTATAAGTCCTAAAATACATAAGTAGGTAGGTGCATTACCCCTTATACCGACTTTACGCAAACACCATTCATATTTTTGAAACATGTTTGTTTGTTTTTGTACATCGGTTTGTCCTTCAGCTTCTAAGCGCTCCCTTTCTTTTCGCTGCTTTTCAGCTTCCGCTGCTTTTGCGTCTGCTTCCGCTTTTAACCTTTTAGCTTCCTCTTCTTGCCTCTTACGTTCTTCTTTGGCTCTGAACTGTTCAGCACGTTTTTTTGCCAAATCGCCCATTTCAGTTTCATCGCTCATTACACGTTTATTTAAGCTTGCACCTAAATAATCTTCAGTAATGTCTTCAACTGTATCGCCTTTGTCGAAACGTTTTAGAGCATTTCGTGTAGCAGCTTCGTAAAGGTCATTTTCTTTAGGAAGGTTTTCCGCATCTTCAGCTTCAAACTTTTTGATCATTTCATCTTTATCCATAACTCCTCCGTTAAAAGTAGTTGCCGAGTCTATTCCTCAATATCTTCGTCAGGTATTTCTTCTTCTATTTCTGGTCTAACAGGTGCTATTTCTAATGCAGTAAAATCGTCAGTGAAACACAAATAACCTGCTTTTAAGTACAGATAATCCTCTGGCGAAACTTTAATATACGAATCCGTTTCGTTGATAGGGTATGTTGTAAAATCTCTTTTTGATAAAGGTATTATACATACTTGTCCATCAATTATGGTTAAATTGTTTTGTTGTTGTAATATATTTATATCAATCATAACTATCTTTCCTTTAATATACGCAACTTATAGAAGAAATTGTTGCTGTTGCATAATAACTATTTCCTGTACTTTCAAAATAAAACTGTGAATTATTTTTCCACGAAATTGTCATTGTTGTTTTACTTACACCACTATATTTTATAAACGCAGACGCGTTTGTTCCACTATTATTTACAGTATATGTACCTGATACGTTTTTTCCTCTAAACGAGAAATTAACATTTATTGAAACACTTGTTACACCCGAAGGTAAAGCAACAGGCCAGTTGACAGTAACTTTTTGGTTTTTCGCTTGACAAGAATAAGAACCTGTCCATAATTCGTGCATATAAGGTACATAATACGTTGATATTCCTATACCAAAATATCCTCGGCTAATATCATAAGCCGATATGTTATCTACGGCTACATTTGCGGAAAAAGCTCTGCCTTCTTCACCGGTAAGATCACCTGCCCAGACATTAGACGTGCTTATATGTACCTTATAATGAGATTCAGGTATTGCCGCTATACTTATTACATCGCCGTGATAAACAGTGTCAGTATTGTTAATAATCTTAGCAGGAGCGTGTTGATTAGGAGAGTCAGTTCTTTGTATAAGATATCCTGTTATATGTTCATGTTTTGTTATATATGCAGTATACGGTTTTCCCCATACAGGTATGGCTGCTAAAACTTCACCGTCATACCCCCAACCCATATTATCAACAGTAATAGTTTGAGAATAGGGAGACTCGGCAGTCTTGAATCTAATACAGAATTTGCCATATCTATTCGTATCAGTTACTAAGACACGTATGTAATAATACTTATCCCTCGACAAAGAACTTGTATTTGTTATACCACCCCAAGTGTCATTTACAAGTCCTACATAACTATCAAGTGCCGCTTTACTATATGACGATACAGAAGCCCTTGTTGCTTCACCACTTAAATCCCCTTCTCTTACACCATATTTTAATACCGTCAAATTGGTACCGTTATATTTTATTGTCGTAGGCTTAATGTCATTATACTTAAATGCCATAATCTTATATAGTTATCGTTAATGTTGTACCCGAAAGAGAGAACGCGGATTTAGGGACGAGATTGCTGGTATCGGGAGTAGTCGGTATATCTGACTTCAAAGCCAAATCATTGCCATTAAATTTTGGACGAGTTCCACTGCCTCTGAATGCAAGTGCATATGCAGTATGACCAAAGGTGGCTGTACCACTTACAAGTCCAAATAATGTTCTGTTTTCTGGACCATTTACTCTTCCATCTGTTCCGAGATATAAACAGTTTGCGTCACCCTGCCCAAGATTTATTTGCTTATTAAATGTAACAACGCCTGTGAATGTGCCACCAGATTTTGGCATAAGTCCACTTATATCTGGTGGGTCGGCAAGAACTGCATACGGAATTTTGATTTCTTCCGTGCCGTTCGCTGTTTTCCTTATAGGTTTATAGGTTGCCATACTACATACCTCCTAATTGTTTATTGTAATTGAAAGAAAAGTCCGCCAACCATAAGGTCATCACTCGGTGCGGTTTGCCCCGAAGTACCCCACTCAATCGACTTGCCACCTGCCGTTACTCGACCTTTTGTATCAACAGTTACTGCTGAATATGAACCTTGATTTACACCAGTAGAACGTAAAGACAGTTCAGCGTTGCCAGAACCTAATGCGTCCTGCATTTGAAAGTCATATTTGTAAAACTTTATTGAGCGAGCCGCTGAACCATTATATCTTACAAAATTTGAATAATTGGCGTCAGCATTATATCCAACACCCTGAAACACCATTTCATTCTTTACATATCCTGCACTATCAGCGTACTTTGCGTTGTCAACTTTTGTTCCTTGAACATCTGATACCAGCGCTATATCTTTACGTGTGCCATCGTCTAATTCATACGTAGGACGATCGGCGCTTCCCGTAAGAGTAATTTTCCCAGAAGGAGAGCCATAGATAAGTTCTTTGTCTGCACCGTTGAAGAAAACATTAAGGTTATTCGAGGTGGTAATACTGTCAACAACAATACTACCTGAAAACGTTTTTTTGCTCGTAATTGTCTGTTCTGTATTTGTTGTTACCAAATCACCGACTTTCTTTTTACTATCTACAAGTGTCTTATTAGTGCTGTCATATTGCACCAAATTGCCCCCGACAAGATTAGTGCGGGTTGCAAGCGTTTGAAGTCCGCTCTTTGTGGTGTCAATGTTTCCAGCCGTGTTAAGCACAACCTTGCCGACTTGTGCCATTCCGTCGCCGTCAAAGACAAGCGCACCTGAATTAGTGCCGTCGTATTTAGGCACAACCAAACCAGCAGGGCTTGTAAGTTTTGTGGTGTTTCCGTGGGCAACTTCAATCAACTTATCCTTGACTTGAAGCGTGGTGCTATCAATCGTGGTCGTCGTGCCGCTGACCGTGAGATTTCCGCCAACCGTTACGCCGCCATTGACCGACAAACTACCAGTAATCGTGCCACCCGTCTTGTCCAACTTGCCATTAAGTTCGGTTTTTGTTGCATAAGTATTTTTGATAACGTTTCCGTCGCCGTCTTGCGTTGCTTTAACCGCACTTGCAACACTCTTATTTGCGTCCGCCGTATTATCTACATTACCAAGTCCTATATTAGCCTTTGTAATATTTACATTACCTTTGCGATAGGCGGTTTCCGCGTCGCCCTTAACGCCCGTAACACCACCTGTCTGTGCAACCTGCATAACTTCGGCAAGTGCGCCCTCAACATTCGTTGAAGTAAACTTATTAGCGGTATCAGCAAGCGTAACTTGTTCCGCGCTTGTTTCAACAAGCACTTGTTCAAGTGCGCCGCTGGTGTCTTTAACTCGCCATACTTTTCTTTTTTCAGCCATAAAATATCTCCGTTTAATTTTTACTATAAATATAGTCGTCTACGTCGACCGTATCTAAATTTACATCACTAAGACTGTTTACATTTACAATTTTCGTGTTTAAGTTCTTAATGCTTTGTAAAGACATTCTGAACCCTTTAACTCCATTGTCCACATAAACACTTGCAGCCTGTCTAAATCCTTTAGTAGGTACTGAAACATTTTCAAAAGGTGCAAGCCTAGTAGGTACATATTTACCATCTATTTTTGCATAACCATCTGTATCATAGTAATATATAACACCTTTGACAAATGTGTCTGATGATGAGCCACTGTGTTTGTAATAGGTACCTACAACAGGATTAAATGTATCTTCAGAAAGATCCTGTTCTATTATAGGTTTATTTGATAAATCGTTGTAATCAGTTACGCCTGCTCCTTCTCCTTTCGGCCCTCGAGGAGCTACAAAAGTTGCAACTGTTCCATTATCAAATGTTTGCTTATATATGTTGCCGCCGTTACTATCTTGACCTTGTAATTCTGTTGAAAGTATTTTGGCTCCAGTAGGGCCGGCAGGTCCTTGTTTTCCTTCAGGTCCAACATCTCCTCGAGGAATAGTGAATACAAAGTCAAAATATGCATAAGATCCTTCTATACGTACAAAGACTTCTACATTCGAATTTGTACCCGTCTCACCTGTTTTAGTAGTTACTGTTCCTATACGCACGCTTATACCACTTAGATGATTATAGCAGTATTGCACATTTTCCATGAGAAGGTTGAACATATGATCAGTCATGCCCATGTCTTTCGTAACTTGCGCAGCGACTATATCAACTAATTCTGTCCATGGCGGATCTAAATTCCAAGTTGCCATTTTATACAGGTACCTCCACTGCTTTTATATCACGTAGTAAACGTGCGCCTATAATGTACTGTATTTGATACACTTCAAATGTGGCTCCTTTTTTTATAAGGTTGCCAAACTTGTTCTTTATTTGTATAAGTGAACCTTGTTCAATATCTATTTTCTCATCTTGTAAAGTAAAGCTTACCAACATACGTCCTTCACTATTTCTTTCTACAATCTGAGACGCGATATAATTATACAGAGGCTCTCTATCATATGTTGCATTATATTGCAAAAGTTCACTTGAGGTTATCTCTAATGAAGGTGTTTCATTTGAAGATGAAAAGTTAACATCTTTTGATACTACAGTTTGTGCATACATATCTATAGTAATAGATTGAAGAAAATAGTCGTTAAATTCCCATTGAGTATACGGCCTATAACCATCAGAATCGGAAAAAGCACCTGACTTATTAGATCCAAAAGCTGTATAACAAGGTTGTGTTCCTTTTAAGGTAAAGGAATACAGACCATTTTGCTTTACTGTAAAAGGATATGTATCTCCTGTAGGTGCATACATAGTATAATTCTTGTTATATTCAAGAGCAGTTAATGCAGGAGCACTTGAAAGTATTTCTGTTTTTTCCAACAGTGCATCTATTCGTTCCTTATTAGACCCGTATATATACATAGAAGCATCAGTATTGTATGTCGTATTAAGTCTGTTCTCTGAATCGTAAACTTGCCTTGCGTACCTATGCTGGGTGGAATAAGAAACTTCCATATAGCTATAAGTAGTCGGATTAGTAAATGTAAAGACATTATTTTCGTTGATATCAAACCATCTAGTTTCGGCTCTTCCTGAATAACTACCATAGTAAGTTTTATATCTTCTATACTTGTCCACAACCGAGGGAACACCGTGAGCATACTCAAATGTTTTTGACCATGTTGCAACCTTTACCGCAGTACCTACTATAGTGTCTTTAAGAACTGTGTTTACACTTTTTCTTTGGTTTTTTAAGTAGTTATCATATTTTAAGTTACTAATCTGATTAGGTAAAAGAATCATATAATACCTCTTACTTGCGGAATATCGTTCTTCATAGTTATATAAAGCATACCAGCATTGCAACACTTAACCAGAGCATTCCACTTAGATGTGGTGTTAATAAATGAGTTAGGAATTTTTATTTTGCCTATATAATCACAGTCAATGAACACAGCATTTGGAATAATAAGCAATATAATTTCCTTTAAGGTACGATTTTGATAGTTAATTCCTTCAAACTGTTCATCTTCAAGGTAACTCAACTTATCTGTGAAATCAATAGTCCATTGACTGTTTAACTCATCTCCACTAAAAGTACTTGTAACAAAAGTATCTTTCAACACATCATCTTTGGTTATTTTTACAGGTAAACCTGGTTTCAAAAGTTTAGCGTCGTTAAGTGAATCCAAAAGACCATCGTCTTTCACTTTCATCGAGCCTTCATTTGCAAGTACACCAAATTTAATTACATCAGATGTAATGTTTAATGAATATTCTACTTTGCTAAAGTTATTTCGTGTGTATGTTAATGTCATGCCTCCTATAACGCCTAATAACTTAACTGCACTATTTCCTCTACTCCATTTGGTAAAAGTTAAAGTGATAGGTGTATCTTTAATAGCTTCAGGTATAACAAAATAGTAATTATAATTAGTATATACGGTGGCGCCTATAGTAATAAGCTTTGCGTATTCTCCTGCAATACGATCGAATCTAAGCACTATAGGTCCTGTAGCTGCCGGTGTAATAGTTATTGTCTGAGGAGTAAGAAAAGTACCATCTGGTTGCGAAAGCTCCGTGCCTACCCATCCAGGATATTTTTCTGAATCTTCAAAGAAAGTAAAAGAACCATCTAACCAGCTACCCTGATTTTCTGCTTTATTACCTCCACTAAAAAAGAAACCTCTTTTTCCTTTTTTAGTATGAAAATTTGCAGTAAGTTGCGAAACATCTGCTATATCAGAACGCGCAGCACTTACGGAAGTTTCAGGAATGGTTTCAGGATTTATTTCTATACTTACCTTGTAATTATACATCCCATTGTTCTCCTGTACCTACTAAGTTTATAGAGACATTACGCCAATATTCTCCGCCTACTGTACTAGAATCTTCTCCCGAATAATCTACGAGATCGCCTTTTATAACATCGCCCACATATGCAGAAAAACTACGTATGCCGCAAGGAAGTCTTGCAGTAATTTTATAAACTAAATCTGCAATCGTTTTAGGTGCATATGTTCCTTTATAGGTTGCTACGTCTATTTCAAAAAGGTTGCACAAATCTTCCATCTCACTTATAGTAAGAGCGTCCCAGGAAGCTGTAATTTTTGCTATACTGTTTACCTTATTGATTGCAACCATATCACCACTATCGCAACGTTCCGCGGTAGATGTTATACCATTGATTTCAATGGAAATTTCCGAAGGGTTGCGAATAGGTAATGGCGCATCATTTACTAAAAATGCTTTGGGCATTAAACACCTACCTTTTGAGCCATACGTGATAAGCTCATACCTGTTCTTTTACGATTTTCTTCATCTACGAGTTCGTACGTAAAGTCTTTGAACTCGCGGCCACCTATATACAACTTAATAGAAGTTGTGCCATTATTTCCTGTACCTATTTTTGAGGCTACTGCGGAAGCGATGTCCTCTTTCATGGCAGCGAATTGGGGGGAGGATCCCAGAGGGATCACCGCTTCCGAGTACCTACCTTCTCCTATAGTTGCTATGGTAGTATCAGTAACAACGCCGCCTTTAGCCATTTTAGGTGCCTCATTTGATTTTGCGGAAAATACGCCCGCTGCTGCTAACGCTATAGGCACGACTACTAAACCTGCCCCTGCGGTAAGTAAACCTATTTTTGCAGCCAATGAGGCATTATGCCACCATTGAGCAGCTGCGTTGGCAAGGGTTGCGATTTTATCTTTAATAGTTGCAGCCGTTAATGCCAAGAAATCATATGTTGCAACAACGGCTTTTGCTGACCACTCAGCTAATGCAGTACCTACTTTAACAGCAATCATACTGCTTGCACTGCCTGTAACGGCCCATTGAACAGCGTTCAAGGCTGCAAATGCGCCTATCAAGGTCCAAATATTCGAAGTTACACCTTCAATCCACCACTCTAAAGGCTTAAGTACTTTATCTAATAACCAGGCAGCACTTTCAAGAAGAGGACCAAATACTTCATTCATCAACTCCCTCACAGGTGCAAACATTTGTAACAAACGAATAGTGGTATCTAATCCTATACTTAAGAGATTAAGAACTTCTTTTAAGATCGCGCCTACGCCTCTAAGCATACTCTCATCAAAAATACTACCTAAAATTTCAGCAACTTGATCTGCACGAGTATATACCTGGCTCATTAAGTTATCGTATACTTTTAACGCCTCGGCTATTTTAGGATCCATTTGAAATGCAAAGCCCGCAGTCTCTGTGTTCTTGGACATTACATTCAATTCGTCGAAAGGCATCAACACACCTTTAATAGCCTTTCCAAGGGCGTCTACAGAATCAGTCTCATCATCTATGATTGTTGTACTTGCAGATAAGCTGTTAGTAAAATTCGGGATGACATATCCTGCGGCTTTTACAAAAGTACCTATCATAGTGTTAACTGCTTTTATGATGCCGTTGATTATGGGTAAAACTTGACCGCCTACAAGAAGAACAAAACTGCCCAAATTTCTAAACAGAATGGTAATCTGCGACTTAAACACTCTCCACTGGTTTGCAACAGATTCAAGAGTTCTAGCCATATCACCTTGTGCAGCTGAAGCTTGTTCCATCATGACGATATAGCGCAAGCCCATTTTATCAACTTCGTCCATATCTTGCCATGACTTTGTAATACCTAACATAGCTGCTTTTTGTTTCAAAACAGCTTCGTTAACTACAATGCCATACTTTTTAAGAGGCTTAGATATTCCGGTCATTCCTGAACGAATAGCCGTAGCCATAGTATCAACATCAACTTCAAACAGTGACGCTAAGTCATAAGTTAATTGAGTTAACCCTTTGCTCATTTGAGCAGCCTCTTCGGCGGTTGCACCTATGGATTTTGAAAGTAAGTTAAAAGTACCTACATAATCAAGTACTTCACTAACGTCCATAGAGAATATGTCAGCTAACTCATTAGCAAACTTACCTAAACTCGTTGCAGATTCTCCTGCTGCAACATTAAACTTGTTTACGATTTCAACAAAACTTATTGCGTCTTTGATGCCGTCTTTAAGAAGTGTTGATAATCTACGTGCTAAAGTAAATAGTAAGGTAGTTATTCCAAAAGTACGGGTAAGAGCATCTTTTAGAACAGAGCTTTTTTGCGCAACTGTGCGCATCCCTTTACTTACTTCTTCTAATTGCTTATTAAGGTTTTGGAAGGTTTTAGCACTACCTACCGATACTCTATTAAGCTTAAGAGCCTCTTTTTGCAATGTCTCCGCAGCAGTTGCAACAACATTTAACTGTTCTGGAGACACGGCGTCTTCCATATTATTTATGGAGCTTTTTAACGAGTTGATTTGTTTAATAGCAGACGAAATACCGGTAGCTCTAAGCATGCCGCCTGATTTCTTTCCTGCGGCCGAAAGCTGCGTAAGTTTATTTTCTAACGCTGTAAGCGATTGAACCGCCTGAGCTGCTGCCTGCTCTAAGTTAACGGTATTTCCACGTATTTGGTATTCAACTACTTTTACTTTTTTGTCTGCCATTTTCGATAATTCTCTTCAAAAGCTTTTTCCATAGCTAAATACTTTTCGACATCTACAGTATCCACATGTTTAGATTTATGTTTTTTGGGATTGTAAATATCTTTAAGTATTTTGTTTAAGGGCTTAGGGTGCTTACTATTTGTAAAATAAGCGCACCAGAAGCCTGTTTGTGCAGCCAACGCTTCCTGATCTTTAGAAACCTGTTTATACCCTTTTAAGCAAGCTATATATTGCGAATATGTTATATCGAGAAGTTCGTTTGGTTTGAACCCTAATATATATCCTATCTTAAAAAGGGTATCCCAGGTTACGCATTCTTCTGCGTCGGCTGTGTCAGGTTTTTTTCGTATTCTTCCCTTTCTTCTTCAGACATACCTCCGTATACAAGACCATCTGCAATCTTGATTGCAAGGTTTGTAAGAGCAACTACGCCTAAATTGTTTAACAAAAGGTCTTCAAACTCTTTATAGCTTTTTGCATTAGGCGTTGCGGCACGGTAAGAAGTATAAATAAGTGTGAGTTGATCTTCAAAGGTCATATGAGAAAATCTGCTCAGAACTTCCTGAAGGGTTTTTACTTCAAAAGGCTCACGTAAGTTGTAAGCAACTTTTAACGTATCGCTGAATTCCATAGTTTCACTGCCAATTTGTTTTGTAATCATTTCTGATTCCTCCTCTTATATTACTATTATGCGACAGGAAAAGTGTGCGTCATAGCACCTGATCCTGCAAACTCTGCCGAAATACTTATCTTGTCATCGGGCGAACCCGTAAGATTAAGGGACGAAATATACGCCTGTCCTTCAAAATACGTATTGTCGTTAAGATATATCTTAAGTGTGACCAAGGTATCATTATCGTACGCATCCAGCAAACTGTTCTGAGATGCATCTTTTGCAAAAGCTGCTGTACCATCAACAGTTGCGGACCAGTCGTTAATCGCAGGTACCTTTTCCTTATAACGATTTCCGAAAGAAAGGACCTCTATGATGGACTTTTCAAGTGTAAGATCAAGTCCTGAAATATATGCAATATCCTTTGTGTCTATTGCAACTTTGGCTGTTAAACCAGTTAATGCGGTATCGGTTGCCATAAATTTTTACCTCCATTTATAATGACATCTTAAAAGAAAGATCCCAAACATTTCTACGCTTGTCATCTCTTCCAAGATATGAATCCAATGAACGAATTACTGAACTTTTAATTGTTGCATCTTTATAGCGATCAAGTATTTTTTTAATTTTATCGATGGTCTGCATTCCCGTAGAAGCGTCTTTGTCTCTGATTACTATCCTTACAATAGGCCAGTCGATAAAAGAACCTCCGAAAAAGTATTCTCGCGTACCATCTATTTGAAATAATGAAACACATTTATCATAATCCGTAGGCAAATCCCCAATCGTAACGTTGGTAATCCCTGCGTTTATTAAAATTGTACGTACTGTTTCGAGTATATTCATAATTTCTCCATTATACGCTCAACGGCTTCTTCATAAGGTTCTTCGATATAGTGATATTGTCCAGGTGCGTCATGATGATAATCGGGATTCTCGTGTTGTATTAAAGCGTAATTGTAACCTGTTTTTACATTAATAGCACTTGCTGTAGCAATAAGCCCAGGGTAACGAGAACTGCGTGATACTCTTACGTTAATACTGTCTCGCAATTTCCCTGAATCAACAGGAACAATTTCTTTAGCACGTCTCTCAATATAAAGAGCTTCTTCTTCTAATACCTTTACAAGTAAAGTATGTTCTTCTTTCAGCTCTCTACGTAAATCCTGACTTACATATTTCAAACCGTGAGACATCTGTACATTACCGTCCTTCCACCTAATGAAGTATACTCTTCAGAAAAGAGAACCAGTCTATCATCTATAAGGTCCCCAACTTTTACAAATACTTCCGTATATACTTCAAAAGTTGTTTTTTTAATGTTACCTTCTAAATCTCTGATCTCTTCTTCTTTGTGTTGCTTTCGGGCTTTTATTACATTTGCAAGAGAATACAAGAATTCACCATAAGCGCTTACGCCTTCTAATTTGCTTTTATGAAAAACTCTTTGATTCAGATACATATTCTGTAACCTCCCGAAAGATACGGCCTTAATGCATCTACGGCATTTGTTTGTATTGCGGTCAAAGTCTTAGATAAAGTACCTCCAAAAGTTTCTTGTAGGTTGCCTATTTTATAACTTTTAACGCCCGCGTTTTGCAGTTGTCTTCTTAAAGACATTTCTTCCTGCTGTCCATAATCAGTTAAAAAAGCTGCTTGAAATGCCTGAGCTAACTTAATAGGTTGCATATTACCGTCTTGGCGCGGAAAGGATAGACTTTGCGTCTTATCCTTTTTCCGACCAGTGTACGGCAGTCTTTCTAACTGTAGACAGGACTGCAAAAGAAGTATTTCTTTATCGCTATTAGATGCGGCAGTCCAGGCAACTCGTAAAGGATCGGAAGGCAACATATAAGAATTTATTATAGTTGTTGCTTCTTCTACCGTAATATAACTGTTTTCACCTATAACGAGTGCCATAGATTACCTCCTAAATTATGCAGTAATGGTCATTGCAACCGTGTTAGATTTCGAGCTATCGAACTTCGAGGTAGCCGTAATATTTACAGCACCCGTTGCGAGAACTTTCACAACACCGTCTGCATTTACTGTTGCTTTCGTCTTATCCGAAGAACTCCAGTTCACACCAAGTTCATCTGCGCCACCTGCGCCGACAACTTTAGCAGACAATGTTACAGTGGGATGTGCAGCTTTGCTCACGGTTGCAGCATTAGCCGAAATCGTAATATCCGTCGAAGTGATAGTTACCGACGTAACACTGGGTTGCGAAATTACACAACCTGCGATGCCTTTAACTTTGTTATCGAGAGTCCACGCATCGTGGTAAACACGGTAATCAAATTTCCACGCATCCGCATTCGGGTTAACACCGTCGGTGCCCTGAGCCTGCTCTTTCGTAGGAGCCCAAATACGAGCAATACGACGTTTAGCAAGTTGCAAAACAGCAACAGGATGAACCATCAAAAAACCGATTACGCTTGCGCCCGAAGCAGCTGCATAACCACCGGATTCCTGACCTGACGAAGAACCGTCTTTAAGCGTAATAGCCGTGTAGAAACGGGAATCGGGAACTTTGATGATCTGATGGCCGTTATAGCTATAGAACTTTTTAGAAACACCACCAACCATGGCAGTCGAAACATCCATCTGTTTACGAACGCTTTCGTCGTTGATCATCAATCTGTAAGCTTGAGGACTTACGAACAAAATACGACCGTCTTCAGGGACTTCGTAGCTGTCCATAATGGAGTCAACTTCATCGATTTTTTCAAGGATCGACGTTGCAACCGCATCGACAGTAGTTTTCGTATAAGCACTATTGTAGTACTTTGCAAAACGGTAAGCGTCAATTTCAGGAGTTACCTGAGTACGCTGGAATTCTCCTGCAAGGCGACCAAATGCGAGGCCAAAAGTTTCCTCATTATCCATATCGTCGATCTGAATTGCACGACCACGATCTTGGGTAAATTCTTTTTCTTCCCAGGTTAATTCAGCATAGCCGGTTACAAAACCATTTGCACGGCTATAGTTGGCAAGGCCATCAACTACGAATTTCGCAATTTTGACCTTCTTTGCATCTTTTGTCATTTGGACAAACGCCGGATTTACATCCAGAATAGCAGATTTGGATTCCATCTTATATTGTTCGTCCAAAAGAGGTAGATATTTTTCTACCAGATTGATTACGTTAGGCATAAATCTTTACTCCTTATAAATTTATTTTGTTTCTGTAGCAGGAAGACCCAAAGCAGCTCTTGCAGCTTCTAAATCAAATCCTCCTTTGGATCCTGTATCATCGTCATCTCCACCATCTTTATCTGTGCCCTTAGGCGGTTTAGAAGATCCTGTACTTCCGAAAAGATAAGGTTCTTCTTTTTGAAGGCGTGCGATTTCTTCATCAACAGGTTTCGTTTTATCTATTAAAGCTCTTACAGCAATGTGGTTCTTGGCTTTCGCAGAGTACAACTTGCCAATAAGATCCTGCTCAGCTTTTGAAGATTCCTTAAAAGCAGCGAACTCGGCCTCGATAGCTTTTTTAGCCTCTTCATTTGCTTTTGCCTGGGATTGTGCATCTTCAAGCTGTTTTTTCCAATTTTCAGGAATAGCTTTAAGTGCGTTTTTAGCATTTTCACGTTCCCCGATTACTTCATCAAGGCGCTTCTTGCTAATGTACTCAGGAAGATCCGCTGCACCTGGGTTCTTCTCTTTGTACTTGTCCACGATTGTTGCAATCTCTTCTTGAGATAAAAACTTTGCCAAAAAGTTTTTCATTTTGTTCCTCCTCGCTTTTTAACGGTAAGCTACACCTGTTTTTTATTCTGCGTACCGGTGGCATTTTCAGTGCCTCCCGTAGTTGCTAAAGTAGATCCCTTTTTTCTGGGATTTATATCAGTATCATTATCTGTTTGATACATTTGTTGATCTTTTTCGATCATCTTAATCCATGCTTGTGCTTCAACGTCCGTCATATCAAACTGCTCTTTAAGTGCAATTTCTAAAGGAACTATTTGAGGAGATCCTGTTTGCAATCTCAACAACTCTGCTTGTTCACGAGGATCTTTAGGTAAGCTATCTTCCCATTTAATGCTTATGTCCTTATAATCCAATTCAACATCTTCGTACTTAAGTAACAAAGACATCAACTTTTTCAAAGGAAGTGACAAGGAATTACACACGCGACGAGCTTTACACAAAGGTGAGATCATTTTATATCTCATAGCTGTACCTGATATAGCTTGTCCATTACCATCTGTATTTCCTAAAAAAGCATTACCCATTTCTGATAGTATATAGAGCTGATTAAGAATTATCTCCAATTCCTTAAATGCAGCATCTAATTTACCATCCCATGTAATGTACCTGGGTTCTACTTCATCGGGACCCAATGCATAGAACTTTTTAATCTTAAGAACAAGTTCTCCGTGATCATCAGGCTCAAGTAAAGAATCAGGACCGCACATTGAAGGATCAGCATGTTGATCAAGTATTAAACCTATTTGTTTCAAACGCTCAGAACCTTTCTTTACCAGTTTATTTATAATAGCATAATCACTGGTGCCGTAAGGATTTGTACTCGTAGGAATATTTACGGCACATTGTACCAAGCAAGGATACCCTCCTGTGCTCTTAGTTTTCGACGAAACCAATTTACCCATATGCGTACCATTGCTATCCATCGAATAAAGTTGCGAAATATACGATCCGCCTTTCGTGGGGTGTATTTGAACACGAAGATACCATTTAGGAATGATATCATCTCCCCTATTTACACGCCAAGCTAATACATGTTCTTTAATTCGATTGGTACCATCGTTAAAGAAAACGGGGAACCATTGAGTAGGCGTCCAACAAGTAAATTGTCCTTTTTCAGTTTCTTCATCTGTAAAGATTCGGAACAAGGCTACTCCAAAACGCGAAAAATCAATAACAGCACTGTACAATTTAGTATCAAAATCTGTAGCATCTCTGACAGTTTGAATTATTTCGTCTTGTGTATTATCTTTCGCATTGATAGAAGGAAAAGCACCGCACACCATATCAGCAAGTTTAATAGTAATCAAACGCTGATAATTCAATATAATATCGAAGTTGATGTAATCCTCCCAGTTCATAATAACACGTGAGGCAAGGGTTGAAAATTCCTTAAAAGTGTGCATGTCAAAATGTTCCGCATTGTTCTTATATTGCTCAATGCGCGACGCTTCGTTTTTAGGTGGAAATTCTTCACCTTCAGAGAGCCATTTCCTATCGTATAGCACTTTTACCTCCTAACCCTATACACACCCGAAAGTCTTCCCGACATATAAGTTCTTATGCCATATCTGTCAGAGTCACATGCGTGATCGTTTACTTTTACAGGCTTATCTATTCCTTTTGCCTGGAAATCTGCATCCCAGGTATAAGTCTCATATTCTCGAATCGTGTTTGTACAACACGGATCCATAGTATATAAATTTTGTGCCAACATTGATATAACATCACGAATGCCGTTTATAACATCATTGTCAGCATGTTGAACACGATAATGATTTTCTCTTAAAATCGTGTCCCAAGTATTTGCTGCGGGGTCGACGTAAATTTTCCACCAACCACCACGTAAATCAGCCAAAGATCTCCAATTACCTTCCCATTGCTTAAAATCCTGAAGGTAGGTATTATCCGATTTCTGCCTTTTTGAAGCTTGTGCGTCATAATAGTATTCAGTAATTTTATGCAAATGTCCTTTTCGGTCATTAAGCTCTACAAACATGCTCCACGATTCCACAGTTGACGTACCATGGTCGCACGAAATAAAATATCGTACTGCATGATCTTTAATGTATTCCGCCGTGTAATGTATCACATGTTTTGTTTTATCGAAACCATCATATATCAGACCGTCGGCAACACACCATTCGCCATCAATAAAACGCCTCTTAAAAACACCCGTATACATGGATGCAAGTTGTAACTTATATTCTTCCGAAAGCGACAAGTTGTCATCCATTGTAAAGTGCCATATCTTTTTACTTCTTATAGCGTCATTTTTTATAACCTTAAGGTAAAACCAATGATATGGACTGTCAGGGTTACAGTTTGCAAAACACTGAGCGCCTTCTACAGAAAGACGTGCCATTAACTGCATCCAAACACTTTCAGGATAAAGGTTAGCTTCGTCACAATATGCTCCCGCAAAAGTTGCACCTCTTATCTTAGATTCCGCTCCTTCGTTATTTGCACCCATTGCAAATATCCTGCGACCAAAAATTTGAAGTTCGCCTTGTTGCCTATTGATCCATTTATAGTTTTTTGCTCCAACTATATCAAAAAGATCATTCAAAACGTTTCGTTGTAATGTGCCTATAGATTTTCCCAACATTACCAGGTCTCCCGGAGGTCCCATAACAATGTAGGTAAGCCATCTTATGGTCATTGTAACTGTTTTTGAACTTCGCACGCTGCCATGTGCGATATTCAATTTCGCATCCGAATGCTCAAGAAAATCCATCGCCTTCGGACTTAATTGAGTCCAGTTAATCATTCATTCTCATTAGGACTTTTTGAGGCATTTATGACATTTACCAAAGCTTTAAGACCATCTAAACCGTTATCTTTTTCTCCGTTAACAGCAAGATTTAACTTAACCAAGGTATTAGCAGCTTCATTTATTGCCTGACTACATCCTAAATACAAATCAACGACAGACTTTGAAAGCATATTCAAAGTAGGCTCTTTCGTAGTATGTTCTGACACTATCTGATTTATTTTAGTGCTCAGATTTTTTAAGGTTGCAAAATTCTCATTCATCGAGTCACGAATAACGTCGGCTTCGCGCAAATGTATTTGCTCTGTAATAGAATTATCGGCCTCGATCGCAACATGATAAAGAGCATGAATTTGCAAATCCTTAACAGGTACATTATAAGTATCTGCTATGGTCTTAAAAGTTACGTCAGAGTCGCCAAAATTACGTATAAGTAAATCCTGCTCAATCTCTTTACGTTTAGGATGGTTGCAAATTACACATTCCATATGGATTTCTCCTTTAGTTGCTTGCTTTCTCTTTTCAATTATATTATA